GTCCTGATCGCCCAGTCTGATCACATTTTCTGGATTGACAACAGGCGGCAGATCTTTGTCCAGCTTGGACTCTTCCGGCATTTCCTTATTGAGTTCTGTCTCCTTCGGAATCTCCTTGTTGAGATCTGCGCTGTCTGGCAGCTCCTTGTTCAGATCGGACTCTGCAGGCATTTCCTTATCGAGATCAGTACGCTTCGGTATGATTCTATGTTCGCCAGTGATTTGTGGTGCAGGCTTTGGCTTTCTTGCACGCGGCTTGACTTCTGGTTTATTTTCTAATTCTGACATGTTGAAATCCTCCTCGTCATGAGATGTAATAGTTCTAAGTGGAATAAAAAAGGGGCCATTGCACAGATCGTGCAATGACCCCAGACAGAGTTCATTGCATAACCTTAAACATACCTTAAATAATGAAACTCTTAGTAATCATTCGCTCAGTATGAGCTTTGCTCTGATTGAATACTGCGTCAGAGAACCCGTACTGAAAGTAATCATGTAGTACTACGCAGGATCGCTGTTCTTTGTCATCGACACTTCGTACACCGCTTCCGTATCGGACTCACTGATCTTTGTGACAGAACCACTCTAACTGACAGACGCACTGACAGTTTGATATGGCTCCTTGGTTACAGTGAACTTTACGGAGAATGTCTGTCCTTCGCGCACAACATTGTCTGTCAGATTGTATCTTGACACTGTTGGATCAAAGCTTGGAGACAGCTCATATGGACTTTCAGGAACAATGTTGGCAAATCTCGTAGACATCTTGTTCTGCAACTTCACAGTGATGACATACGTTTCGGTGTGATGATACTCTCCGCCCTTCTCAGGCTTTGCGTATACCGGCACGCTTGCAGTCAACTTGTAAACTGGCGAAATGCCGTCGCTTGCAAGCTAACCGTAGTTGATGTCGAACATACCGAAATCGCGCATGTCAGTCGTGATGGTAACATCGGGATTGTTGCACGTCAACGTTGGATCACCAGGCTCATAGTTGTTATTGTTCCAATCCACATTCAATGTCAAATGACCAAGCACAGGATCAGTATCGTAGACTGAACAAGTGGCAGTATATGCCGTTGTGCGAGGATTGAATCTTGGCTATATGCCGCTGTCAACCCCCTACAACTCGATTCCAGTTGTAAGGGTGATTAACCCCCCTGCTGGGACTCCACGACAGGCATCTCGAAGTAAGCCAGGCTGTACACAGCGTCATCAGCGCGCTTGGCGTCGATAGCGGAGAATGTCACCTGGTTGGTCTGAGCGCTCTTGTAGCTGGAATCAAAGCCAGGAGCCTGGGTCACGCGGCAACGGAACACGTGCAGCTCGACATAGCCCTTGATGGAGCTGTCGGTGCAGTCCGCGTTCGCAGAGTACACAGGCCAACGCATGAACGCTTCGCCAATAACGGAGTCGCGGTTGTTGGAGTACACGATGTCGGCACCGGCCGCCAGAGAGGTCTTGTAGGTAATCTCAACATCGCCAACCAGATTGCCGGTATTATCGGTGTTCGGAACATACTCCTGAAGAGGCAGAGTGTCGTCCTTCGCTGCAGGACCGTTGTTGATGACCACTGTGACGACACGACCAGCCTTCTTGTCCTAACCAGCAATCGTAACATCGTCGTTGCTGTCCAGGCCGTTGAACCAAATAGAACCCTCAACTGCCGGATAGGACAGAGTGGCAGTGCCGTTCGTGAAGGTAACGGTCTCGGTGAACCAAGCGTCATAATCCTCGTTCGCGAAGTGAGAGTTGGAAGCCAGAGCAAACAGCTCGGAGTTGAACTGACCGGAGGTCAGAGAAATCTCGAAGGTCTACTGACCAGGCAGCACGGCAACTGGGAACATCTACCAGCCGGCATTAATCTCAGTCGTCTGAGTGTTAGGGGTCGCGGACGCCTGGGTGATCTCGTCGAAGTAGAACATATGGCCATCGCAACGCTTGAACCAAACACGAGGGACGTCAGCGATATAGCCCTTATAAGCTGCAATGTATTGCGCCATAATGCAACACACTCCTTGTAAATATATTTATTGATACGCCTATGTCCGCAACACACAGACGGTCAATACAATATGAAACACAAGAGTTAATAGACTCTCATGTACTTGAAAGAGATGTTGTACCTCACGTACCCAACTGTGCGAGTACCAAGATCCATCTCTTTGCACGGCCAGAATCGATATCCACCAAGATACTTTCCGCTCGTGCCGCCATTTGTCAAAAGCTGATTGAGCCTGTTGGCAATCAAGTGCGTTCTGTACATGAGACGGTCACGTGTCGCATTGTGCAGTTTTTCCTATCGCACATAAATGTCAAAGCTCAAAGTGTTCTCAATGACATTTGGCACATTTGTTTCCTGGCTGTTTGAGTCGCCATAAACAATGCGGACATCTTCTTTTTCAAGAAGCTCATTGGTGTATCCGGCCCTGATAAAATAGTGATCGATAAAATCGATAATTGTAGTGTCTTTCGGAATGCACATCAGATCTTTCAGAACTTCATCGGGGAAGATCACATATCTGATGATATCATTCCAATCACGCATCCAGCTGCTGATAGACATATGATCTCACCTCTCATCCAAATACATAAGCTCTGGCATTGCCAACACAAAACTCCATAATGTCTTTGGCAAGCTGAGACAAGTTGTCTTTGATTTTGATAATGATTTTACCAGAGCTACCCTCATCATACTCATAGCTCACATCGACGGCGTTATCACCAAGTTCAGACAGAACGTTGCGATCTTTCGATTGGGAAATATCGGCTCTGAGTTCATAGTAAACTCTTTCCTTCAACTGTGAGCATAACGAACTGAGTTTATTTCGCACAGCTTCAGGAATCTTTCTGCGCACAGCGTCCATGATTTGGCTGCTTATATCAACACTCATGCAATACCACCCGGTTTCTGCAGTGATTGCAATGCCAGCGTACCGGAAGTACCAGCACGATTCACACCAACGAATGAAATGTCAGTGATGATGTAGCGATCATTGCCCCACGTAAACTCATCGCCAACTTTCAGCATTTTAGTCTGCTCATTATACTGAACAGTCACCAATGCGTTTACTTCCGGCGTTACGCCAGGATTGCTGTTGGCTGCATAGTACGAAGCATTGCGCCCATCGTAGAAGTATGCGTTTGCAGGAAGAGCGTCCACTATTGTCTTATAACCCTCTTCCTCAATAACATAACCCAGGTCATCTGTGCGTTCTGCGGTGTATCTCTCTGCTGTCATGTTGAAATTGCAGCGAAGAGCACGAGACGGCGCGTTGTTGCTTTGCAGCGCAACCTCCCAGTCTAGAACGAACACTTCGCCGTTGTTGCTGGCAATAAGCATATCGCCTTTCTTGATGCCACTATTCACATCGCACCTGATGTTCATGTTGTTATCGGTGTTGGAATAACGGCTCTTAGCTGTGTCAGCATAAAGCTCGCCTCTGATGATGTGCGGCTCATAGCCCTCCTTGAACTGCTCATACCAATCTGTCAGCAGAGTGAAATCCATAACAGTATTCGGTATGTCTCCATCGAGAAATTCTGTGAAGTCTGAGGCCAAAGTAGGCGGCCTGAAAAATCTTGTCTTTGTGCCGGCTGGCACATATGGTTTCGACATAAGCACCAGCTCCTTTCCGGTCACTTGTTATCGATCATATTGGCGATAAATTCGCTTGCAGGCACGCTGTTGATCGGAACGCCCTTACAGTGCAGCGTCAGAGGCAAGCGTGCAATACCGTTTGCGTGATTAAGCAGCTTCTTGCGGATCTTCATAAAAGCTTCCGTTGTGTCTGGAGTCCACTCATCACGGTCTTTGTTGTTTTCCAACTGATAACAGATGTTCTCCACTTCATAGAGAACATGTTTTAGATCATTCTACACGTTGTTACAATATGCGCCGAACGGATAAATGCGGTCAATCTTCTCGCCAGTATCTCGATCGACAAATTCAGTGTTCACTGTATAATCAAGAATCATGTTTTGTTCACCCTCATCCTACATAGAAAGAATAACTCGTCATCTTATAAAAGACGATGCGTCGTTCGTTTTCAAGATTTCCGATTGTGTCCTGTAGATGAGCGTACGGTTTGTCTGCATTTGTTACAGACAGAGCGTCAGTTGTATAGCCGACGATGTTGTTCACGTCGCTCTGAACCTTCTTAAAGAAAGCAATCTGAGCTACGATCAGAACATACTTTTCTTCGTCTATGCCAAGATCCGGTTCAAAATATATACCAGGCACAACGTCTGAAGTTTGTTCGTCTTGTCCCTCTTCGCTCTCTTCCGGCTCTTCAATGGACACAATCATGGATTTGCTAAAAACGGAAGCTCTGCCCGTATCGATATACAGCGTCTTGATTCCGCTAACGATCATTTTCTGATAGTCGGAATCTTCCAGAACTTCTGGCGTACGTTGCCAAGCAACGATATCTTTTAGCTCATTCGCGAGCTCTGTAATACTCGTCACGTTCAGCGCCTCCTGTCAGATTAATTGTACTGGTCCAGCCAGTCCTTATTGGGCATCTTGGCACTCAGCGCCTTCAGCTTGCTGGAAGGCAGATCAATGCCATTCGCCACTGTATAGATAGCGTGCAGCTCAACGGGGTCCTCGATCTTATTGAGCCACTCCGTAAAAGCCTTCAACGGCTTCTTGAGCGCAGCGATGATTTCATCGTCAGATAGAACCTTCTCTTCCTCCGGAGACTCAACGATATTCATTGCCTCGCAGGGAATCGGTTCGTTTTTCGCATCGACAACTTCCAGCATGCCAGAACCGAAGAACTTCTTAGTCTGGCAAATACTCTCAATATAGTCGATGTCATCCATAGTGAGCATAGTGAAACTGCCGGGCTTAATATTATACTGGCGGCCATCGCTGGTCGTCACGCCGATATCATACTTACACCTGTTATACACACGGAACTTCGGCACCGTGGTAGGCATCATAATATTATCCATGCCTTATACCTTCTTCCTTAAATAGAAATAGAGGGGCTCGATGTGAGCCCCTCGTTAGTAAAACCGCAATTAGCCAATGCGATAGCAACCGATGGTCGGGATCTTACCAGACACAAAGCCGCAGCCAACAGTTATATTCGAGCATTACGATAATCAGTCGCGCTCGTTCACTCTAACAAAATGTGGTCCGTTCGGAAAGTGATCAGGATTATCGATTCTGTTCCTAATCCATCCTTTTCCACAATGATAATACTTCATAGCCTCATTGAGCTATTTGAAGATGATACCAGACTCAACACACATGATCGGAATGGGTTGCTTATCGATATATTTCGAAGCCTCAGAAATTTTGCGTCTCGTTTCTTCCTTGACCACTCTACCAGTCGTTGCTTCAGACAGTCGTTGTTTAACATAGTCTGAAACAGAGTGTCCAAGCAAACTCTCGCTTGTCTTGCGTTTTGTTTCCTCTGAACATATTCTTCCTCTTCCAACGTTGCCACCCATTGTCATATTGTAACCTTTGCATTCTGGGTCACCTACATATGTATGATAATATGAGATCCAATAAGCTTCTCTTTCATCGAGCTTCTCAACTGGAATGTTGTCCTCGATGATTTCATGAGAAAAGTTTTCCCATCCGTATTTTTTGATTGCTGCATTAAACACAAGACATTTATCGTACCCGTGTCCGTTTTTCCAACGAGCATTCAAATCATACGTTGTTTGACCAATATACGACCAACCATCATGAATCAGATTGGTGTGTTTATATATACAACCGTATTGTTTTGACATAATCGCTCAGCCCTTTTTTCATAAGATAATGTGTTAGAGTGAATCTTGTGCTTTCACACAAGCTTAGACTATATCTTCACCCTGTTAACAGGGGCCCGCCATTTCGCAACAAGTGATGAGGTTGTTGCTACTCCATAATAGGATAGTCGTTGAGCCTTCTTCTGTTCGAAGCTTGGTTGCTGATCGTCCAATCACAAAACTTTTCAAGCATTCACGTATGGGCTTGTTTCATCCCTGCGTTGTAGCGTTTGTGCTCTAAGGAGTTTCCAGCAATTAAACGGGATTTAACATATGCATTGCTGCATAAGGTGGCTTAACTTTTGGGTTAACCACTGGTCGAGGCGAACCTCGTAAGTCAGATCATCAATATTCTGCGACTCGAACGCATTCACAGAGCCCTCGTTGACAATCTTCAGGTTGCGCTCATCGGCAGACATGCCGCCTGGAATCAGATACAGCCAGTCAGTTGCCAGCACGGGACTAGTGGTGCCGGTGAAATAGGTGTTCGCCATGGAGATGACAGCAGCACCATTATAGCGGCCCAGATAGCCGTTCTCGTTCGCTTCGTCGATCATGCCGTGAGAGCGCTCGGTGAACAGATCACCGGTGCCGCCGGCGTTCATGACCAGACCGGTCAGAGGCACGAGCTGCGCAACAGCAGCCTGATCGCCCATGATGGTCACAGGACCAAGCCGACGGAAATACGCCAGCTGGCCGTCCAGTGTGGCCTTCACAATACCGTTGCCGGTTCCATAGAACGGAGAAGCGTAGTCATCGATAGAATCATGCAGAGTCTTCTCCACCATCGCCAGCTTCTTATTGGTGATCTCACGGTTAGCCTCACGAATGAGGTCAGCCATGTTCACGCGGCCAGTGCGCAGATCAACGATGTTGATAGCGGGACGCGCAGAGATCTCCACGGTCTCCAGAGAGACCTGGCGCTCAGACACATAGCTCCGCTTGGTGGTAGAGCCCTTGGCCTGCACATAGGCCTTGATGCCGCCGGTCTTCATATTGAAGACGGCCTTGTCGCCAGCAGCGATGTTCTTGATGTCAGCGATCTGGTTCATAAAGTCCAGCTCGCGCTGCTGCAGCTCGTCAACGGTGTACGCCACGATCTGGGCGATCTGATGACGATTCTGGGGAGTCAGGTCCTGAGCCAGCTCAGTAACGATCTAAGAGGCCTCGGCAACCTTGTCCTAATCAACGCGCTCATTGCGCGCCTGGGAAGCAAGCACCTTGATGAGCTTGCTATCGCGATTCACATTAATATCAGCCATAGCTACTCACCTCCATCAAGTGCCAGCGCCAATCTTACCGGTAGTCAGCACAGCATACTGTGTGCCAACAGTCAGAGTACCGGTAACCTGGTCAGTCACAAACTCTTCACCGACAAGCAGCGGATGAGCGCGAAGATACTTACCGGGAGCGACTTCCCATTCGGTCAGATCATACTCAACCTTGTTAGTATCGTCGAAACCATTCTCAACAAAATAAGTCGGTGTGCCAACGGCATCCACGACAAAGCGATAGGCAGGAATGCCGTCGTAGATCGTGGTGATTTCCTTCAGCTTCAGCTTGGTGGCGGTGTCCTTAGCGGCGGGCAGCTTCATCACGAGGCCACCATTGCCATCAGACTGAATCGTCACCAGCATGCCGTTCTTAATGGCAGTGGAGGCTTCGCCATTAACCAGCTCACCCTCGTATATGTAGCCCTGTAGGGCGGTCATATATCCAGCCATTTCCAATCAGTCCTTTCATATTTGTATTTACACTCAAATCAGAGTGTACGTGTGAACCTTTTCTTCAGGCTCCAGCAGGCTGTATTTATTTTCCATCTTCTGATCATCGATAAATGGATTCACAGTCTGCGCAGCAGAAGCTACAATCGTCTCTGCAACAACATGCTCAGACTTCATCTCAGCAATCTCGTTGCGCAGAGTTTCGACTGTCTTCTGTAGTTCAGCAATCAGAGAGGCATAGTCCGGCTAAGGCTCAACAGGCTCTGTCTGAGCCTCTGCGACCTCATCCTGCTTCTCGTCCTCTTCGTCGTCTTTGTCACAATCGTCATCAGATTCCGCCACTTCCATCACACAGACGCTTGTTTGCGGCTGTGGCTCAACGGTAGCATACGGCTCGTCAACGGGAACGACAACTGTTTGTTGCTGAGTGGTTGTAGGAATCGGAGTACGGACAGTCGTCTCGTGCACAACGTGCTCTTCAACGCTGCTTCCGTCATCCGTATCATATGCAGACACGTCATCAACCGAAACGTGGTGCTCAACGACCACAACTTCAGCTGTTTCCACGGAGTCCTGATTCTGCTCCTCGTCCGATACAACCGAAGCAACTTCTTCGGAGTGTTCGGGGGCGACTTCTTCAGAATTCTCCGCAGTCTCAGCCACAACACTCTCTTCAGCAGAAGCTTCAGCATTCACATCAGAGGGCTCTTCGTTCTCAGTTTCGGCAACCTGTTCAACAGGTTCGACGATCTGCTCATCGGAGGCGACAACCTCCATGTTTTCCTTGTCCATCGTTTCATCACCCTTCCTGGTATCATCTGCAATAGAGTTGCACTCGGCCACCAGATCCAGGGCTACAGCGTTTTCGCAAGCAGGGAACGACACAACAGCAGCGCCTTCCAAAAAATTATCCTGAGAGGCGTCAATCTCGATAGTGCCATCGTCCAGCTCCTTATAGGAACCACATGAGATTTCAAAAGAGAACTTCAAGGCACCGTCTGCAAACAATTCGGAGATTGCATGGCAAACAGCCTTATTTCTCTTCATGATCCTTGCGTACCCAATCAGCGCAGCGCCGTCCGCAGTTTCCTCTTTCTCAAACTGATAGAAAGAACCGATCTGGGCAGAGTGAAACTCACCCGTGCGGGCGTCGTACAGATGACCAAGGTGTGTATAGTCTCCGTTCGCAAGATTCTTGACGTCTGCGCACAGAGGTAGCCCGACATATTTCTGCTCATTGTTCACGATTTCGTCAACGAACGCAGCAGTAACTCGGACACCATTAAGATTAGCTCTCGGTGTCTCAAGCAGCCGAGCTTTAACAGTCAGATAAATATCGGACTGTTCGATTTCGGAGACGACGGACGCGTAACAGGTTATTCTCCTGTTCATCGGAATCATCCCCTTAGATAAAAACAGAAAATCTGTTTTTATTTTCTTTGCTCTACAAGACTCACAGTGGTTGCGGCAAAGTAAGTTTTAGAGCTAATCTATCAAAACGGGCGTTAACCCGATTTGATCATATAATGAACAATAGCTCGTCATTTCCTGTCACGTTCAGTTATTGCGACGAGCTGATAAATGTGGCCATTATACACCCTCCACCTCCCAGTGTGTCAAACGTGATATCCGATTTGTAAAGCTTGGACGCATCCTTGCTTTACTTCCTCAATCCAAAGAAAGAGGAATGTAGTGGCCGTGCAATCGGGAACTTGCCATACGTTGGCGCGGCGTGAAGGATTTGAACCTTCGGAGCTATTAGACTCAACGGTTTTAGAGACCGGCGCAATAAACCACTCTGCCAACGCCGCACAAACACAATAGTGTTTGTAAGCAAGCGTTGATTGAATGAGAATTAACATCAATTTTACTCTATGCTCTCATCGCCCATACTGCCGTCGGGATTCTACGGTTTGGGCGCCTTGCCCCTGACTGCGGCATCTGGATCAGAGTTTCGTTCATCGTCTTCTAATTCCGGTCTGCCAACTTTGGTTTCAGTCACAGTATCTGTCGATGGAGCATTTTGTGCGGCAATCACACCATTCGTTACTTCACGCGGAATAAGCACTTCATCAGTGCCATTATTCGCTTCAGCTTGACGGCGCTCAACCTCGTTCTCGATAGAGTATCCATGTGTCTCCATCAGTGTCTGAGTGGACACAAGTCCTTTCTCCCAGAGTTCTTTGCAAGCATCGCGCAGTGCTTTACGACCAGCCATATCAAGAGGCATGAAGCGGAACTCAGGAATCTTCGAGACGTTGTAAGCGTGAGAGTTTTCAAGCTCTTCCTGGATGCAGACATTGATTCTGTTCATTAGCTCGCAAATTTCATCGCGGCAAGCATCGATGCGAGATGCGGCAGTCTGCATGCTGACCTGAGCGGAAGCAAACGTAGAACCGTCATCGCTGATACCAGTAACCAGAATGCCGCTGATACCGCCAGAAGATAAAATATCGCTGTTCACGTCACGGTATTTGTCGAACTGGAACAAGTTGTCCAGATCCGGCTGAACAACAGAAGCCGCAGCAAGCTGATTGGTTACGGCCAGCGGGAAATTGTTCATAGCGCGAGAGAAGACGTTCCTGGTTTCGCGAAGCTGATTAATGTCAGGCAGCATATCGGCGCCCTTCTTCTCGTCACCATACTTAACATGAACGAACGAGTGTATGCCAAGATTCAACTGAGCGATCTCATACTTATTGATGAGCTCTTTCTTGGCTAACGCGGGAAGACATGCTGCGATGAAAGGAACAGCATAGCGCTGCCAGGACTCCTTGTCTCCTTGGAGCACTTTGCAGTACTTAGGATTCAGCTGCGCATACTGTTCTCCGCGATTCAAAGCTTGCTTCACTTCTTCCGGGAAGCCCTTAAAGTATGTTTCCAAGTTGTTGTCTTTGATCCAGTTATCCTTGATGGCGTAGTTTTTCTGACGCCACTCGTTGTAGATTGCCTGGCAATCAAAGTCAACAATCGGCTCGCCATTAAAAGACACGTTGCCGATCCTGCACTTCGTGGGCGGCAGCGTGATTGGCACACCTTTGTAGATGTAAACAAAAACGTTGGAATATTTCCAGAACTCCAGAATGATACTTGCAATCTTTTCACGCAGACGAATCTGCTTATAGAATTCCTCATATATGTCACGAGTTTTCTTCGTCGCACCGGATAGCACCCATGGAGATCCCAAAGTGTACGGAACATACACATGCTTGATGATACCATGAATCAGCGGATCGGCATCTGTATAATAGTCGGCAAGCTGGTACAACGAGTTAATGTTGCTCTGCTTGTCGCGGAGAATGCTGTCATAGTCATAGCCGGCAACTTCTCCAGAGAACGTAATGTTGGTGTTGTTATAGGACTGGTAGTCATTTCTCTCTGACTCTTCGCCCTTCGCGCCAACATATACTTTGTGTTCTTTCTTATCGTCTGGATTTATTACAGGTGCAGGCTAAGGCCTGTTTCTCCTGAATCGATCAAAGAAGCCCATTGGCCTTCACCTCCAATAAGTTATGTAAGTGTCTGATTGTTGTTTTCGATGCAGTCTGCAATATGCATCATTTGTTGCGTCGTGCCCCATCCGTCTTTGTTTAGATTGTTTTTCGGAGCCCGATAAACATCAATGACATACTGAACTCTTACATCAGTTAGTGCATTATAGAATGTGCTTGTGAGATACGTTGTACTGCCACGGATCCTCACACTCGGCGTTTTGATTGTTAAATTCGATCCAGATAAAGTTGGAGCTGCAACAACTTCAGAGATCCCATATGTGGTTGCGGTATAGAACGCAATCGCAGTGGAGGATGACCAATACAATTCACGATAAACGCCGCATGAAGCGAGAACTGTATTTCTAGATGCAAGCTTCTTACCATCAACTAACGCATAGAACGTGTTTGCCGGAATCTCCATAAGTTCGTACAAATGCGAAGAGAACGAATATTCAACGCGCCCCTTCGCTTTTGTTGTCACACTGTATTCAGGAATAACCAGAAATCGTTCTGCGACGTAGTAATGATAGTCATCGAGATCAACTGTTATTGGAGACATATCTTGCGATGCCACTAGTGTATTTGCTGTTGTGGAATACGCTGGAATCTCAACGCCCATGTCCGCTACAAGCATCTGATCAGACGAAAAAGATTGCACAATCTCAGCGTCTGGTCTAATTGCAAACGGAGAGATTGTCGGCTGATACGCGCCTTGTGTTCTTGTTCCGTTTGACGCATAGAAGTATTTTCCAGAAACCACATCTGCAGCAACAGCGGTTGTGTCTGTTACATCAACAAAGCTCGCAGACCCGCCGCCGGTTTTCGGCAGAATGATGGATGGCACAGACGCGTAGTCCGTTCCAAACAAAGATACGTTCTGTGCCATACAATCACCTCTTAAGAAATGCTGAGAGCACCCGTCGTAGCATCCTGGCTTACAACAGGAGCAGTAATGTTATATGCGCCAACATTTTTGTTTGCGTCTACCCATAGCATCAAAGACGGAGAAAACAAAAACGAAGCTCTTTTTGCTGTATCGTCCAGCGCAACCAATCCGCCAGTAAACATGTTACTGTCATAAACGCTCGTCTGTCCGGTGATTTGCGCAATTGCGAACAAATATCGCGGAGCGCCATATCCGCCAACGACAGAAGAACCCAGCACGTAATCTCCAAGCGGCGTGCTGGAACCGTTTACGGCAAGTTTGATCTCATCGTAATCAATATCTGAAGTACCAGTTGTGCCGTTCCATGTAAGATGTGCAATCCATATATAATCGGTGGTATGTTTAATTGAACTGATAAGATACTCAAGATCATCAGATGTAGCTGTAGCGGGAACTGTGACACCCTTACAAGCAATCGCATTTTTCGCTGCGACGATATTGTCAGATATTCGTTGAATCTCACTTCGAATGCTCATGCTCTCACCGCCTTAAATTGCGGCGAGCGCTTGTTCAATATCATTTGTCAGCGAAATCGTGCCGCCTGTCGTATAACCAGCAGGGATAACAGTGCTGGTTGTAGTCATGCCGTCAATTGTTGTAGTGACGGAACCATTGTTTGCCATGGTTCCTGCGATCTTAACGCCGTTCACATACGCAGATTTTGTCGTCAGAATGTTGGCAGCCGTAGCGTCTGCGTCCGTGGTGTCGATGTAGTTTGCTGGAATCGGATTCACAGTCACATACGATAACGTGTGCGTTGCGGACGGATAGATTGTTTGCGTTTGTTTTGTCGGAGTGGCGGTTGCAGTTTCTACTTGTATGCTCACCGCGCCAAGGCCGTCGTGATAACCTTGTGCTATAGTGTAGCTAGTACGAGCAGGAATGGTCTGCCCATCAAGAACAAAACTATTTGGGAACAAGAAACCGCTATCCATTCCGCTAAGATCTGGCATTGTGCCGGTTACAACACCACTGCCAATAGCCGCAGTTTGGCCACTGAGAATATTTGCTGCAGTTGCTGTAGTGTTTGTCGTATCTATGAAGTTGGATGGTATAGCGTCAACATACACAGAATCAAGGAACGCGTTACTGTCTCCTGTGATGATCTGCGGTTCCGTTGACGGTATAACAGGATTTGAGCTATCTATAGTCTCATAGTTGACAGACACCGTGCCGCCTTCGCTGTAATACTCTGTGGTCACGGTATATGACGAATTGAACGTGTCGAGAGACTCAGCTATCTGACTAGAGTTTGTGGTTATCGAACCTGTCACAGTTTGGCCAGAAGCGTCCACGAAGGACGCGGAATCCAAAACGTCCGCAGCCGTAGCGGTAACTCCCGTTATGTCTTGATAGTCACTCGGTATAGCATCCACCAACACGGCTGTCAGAAATGCACCGTTGCTGCCAGTGATCAACTGCTGCTCTGTGGTCGGAACGACAGCATTTTCTTCATATCGTGTATCAGCTGCAACATCTATGACGCCAGTACCATCATGATAACCTTCGTCGATGCTGTAGCTAGTTGTCACAGTATCAAGCGTCGCGCCATCATTTGGCAGAACAGGCACCGTACCTTCAACCAGCTCTCCGTCAACATAAGCTGTGAAACCAGTCAGTATTTTTCCACTGGTTGCTGTAGCGTCTGATGTGTCTATATAGTTGTCTGGAATTGGATTCACTGTGACTTGCGATAGCACATTTCCGGCAGTTGGCGTTATTGTTTGCGATGCTTTTGTCGGAGTTGCAGTCTTTGTTTCAGTAGTAATGCTAACAGTGCCGTTACCATTATGATAGCCAGCAGGAATCGTTGTGCTCGTTGTCGTTGTGTTCAATGTTCGAGTAATGGCGCCGTTGTTCGGCATCGTGCCAGCAGTCACAGCGCCTGTTGGTGTAACAATGATCTTATTAGCAAGCACATCACCGGCAGTAGCGGTAACACTGGAGACATCTTGATATGCTGGCGGAATGGCCGCAACGGTCACGCCGGACAGGCCGTAGTATCCGCTGTCCGCAGTGACTGCCTGCTGAGATTTAGTTGGCGTAACGGACTTGGCTTGCAAGCTGTAGTTGCCGCCACCAGCGACGCCTTGCACCGTACCGGAGCCATTATGATAGCCAGCCGGTATTGTGTACGTCTAGCCTTCTTGCACACTTGCGCTCACGGCGCCACGATTAGTGATACCATCAACTTCTGTAGCAAGATCGTCCAGTTTGTCTGTAGCGACGCCGAGGCCAAGCTCGATCATTTTATTTCGGATTGTATTACGAGCGGTTTGCAGTCTCGTAATCTCGGTAGCTGTGCTCATAAACAATCACCTCTCATATAGTGGATAACAGCGCATTGATGTTTCCGATCTCAGTGTAAACAGCGGCAGAAGTAATAGGCTTCGTGTTGTCTTCTTCCGCGTCAGCTGCTGTCTAAACTGACAATACGCCGGAGTTTGTTATCTGCAGATTCTGTCCAACAACAACAGCACCAGGTTTGGTTTCTGTTGCAATTGGCAGATCTGAAATATGTTCATCGATCAGAGTCTTTGCTTTTTTGACAGCGGCAGCATAAGTAACAATGTCCATACACCGCCACCTCCTTATGCTTCAACCCACTGATCGTTTTCGTTGAGTATAAACACATGAGCCAGATCGGCAGTATAAGCAACAGACCCCGGATAGCACGACGGCTATGTTTTCGTGGTTGGCAGTGAGGGCAGATCGTCGACAGAGCCAATCAGGAATTCTTTCAGGTTTGTGCTGCTTGGCTCATCTTTTTGTCGAACCAGATAGATCATTGTCCTCACCTCCAGTGTGATGTAATTAGAAACTTGTTGCGAGCCCGACAACAACATTGCCACGCTTAAAGCGCTTAATGTTATCTTTCTCCAGTTCGCTGACATAATCGTTGGCCATAGCCAGAGAAGAATAACGGTCTTTGTGGAGGCTATGCCTCGGTGTATCATAAAGTACGTTTCCGCTGGATGACACTTTTGAAACAATGTTGCCCATCTCAAATTGCAGAGCGTCCGCTTCGAGGAAGACTGCTTTCTCTTCCATTGTGTAGTGCTTGGACTCTTCGCCGCTCTTGGACTCTATGGCTCTCAGCATGCTGCTCGGAATCGGAAGCTCTATGCTCTTCTTCTCCAAGGCAACACGAAGATTGCTGTAAAGTCTTTGGTTCAAAGCCTGCACTGCGCGGAATGGATGCAATATGGGCAACGACGCCCCGGACGGCGGCCCGTTATCATCAACGACAAGTGGAGGGTATTCTTTATCCATCGTAACGTCCACCCATTCCTTGTCAAAAAAACGGTCCAGGCTGTCGCCGAGACCGCGAGCGTCGTATATGATTTTCTCAGTATTAGGGAACTTTCTGTGGTAAAGCTGCCTCAAAAATTCAGCAAGCACATCCAGAGACTCGCCGTGGAATGAACGCATATAAACAAGCTTGCGAGAGAACGAGCCATCTGCACGCTCAGTAAACTTGAGCACAGTGGCAATACTGTTATCTGCATCCTTGTCTTCAGACGTAGCAATGTCCAGCGCCATGACATACCTGGACTTTGAAGACTTCGGCTGTTCAAGCTCTATCTTCTGAAGAGTCCGGCATGAGTTGGTGAGCTCATATGGGAATGCTGAGTTCGATGTGCTGCCGATGAACATGGAGCCATACTCCATCTGGAATATAGCTTCGGGGAGCTTCATGCGCTCCTCTTCAAAATAGCTCATTGGTGTCACACCGTTCGCAGCGGCAGCATGGTAATCCAATGCGCAGCTGAATGAACCTTCTCTGCCAGACGCCATATTCTTCGTGATGCGAAGAAAGTCATCATAAAAAGGCAGAGCCTTTTCGCAGGCAGAAGAGATTCTGATCATCTTGGAGTCATAGTCCTTGAAGTCATAGTTGAACGAAATGTCTCTTCTGTAGTTGCGAATGGGGGAGACCACAGCGTCCATTGTCTCATAATCAACATCACGCGTCTCATCGATAATAATGATCTTTGCGCGTTGACCACGAGCCGAGTCCATGGAAAATGATTCAATCTTTGAACCATTCTTGTAGCGTGCAACACCTTTGTCTTTTGACAGCTGGACAAGTGCGCGCGCGTTGCCTGAATGAAGTTCATTTGCAATATTGGGATTTTGATCCGCAAGAAGCTTCAGCTTCTGCAGAACGATTGTAGCTTGCTGCGCCGTAGCTGAGACAATTGCGACCATTGTGCCAGGATAGAGGCAGCATAAAGAATGGGCGCAAAGAGCCGTAAGCCACGATTTGCCAGCGCCGCGCTATTCGACTATTGCGACATCGTCACAATTGCCGATACAGCGGGCAATGACGTGTTGATCGCGATTCAGCTTAACTGGCGCACAAGTATCTTCTATAAAAATATCGAGATGACTCCGGTAGAAAATGATTTGTTCTTCCATGACATCCCAGTTTGTGATGACACCGCTTTTAGCCAGAGCCATATCGATACCTTCTTTCTTATGTTTCTTTGATTGCTTCTGCAGTTGGGCATATCTGCCGAATCAACTGATACTGGCGATATGTCATACCTTCGCATATAACACGGTATGTTTCCTGCTTGTCACATAGATCCAGAACGGCCCATGTCTTAGGACCAACAATGCCGTCAGCTGAAAGCTTATTGTCTTCCTGGAATTGCTTAACGGCGTTCTTTGTCTTTGTGCCAAATATGCCATCTATGGTTCCTGGGTCATAGCCAATCTTAGTCAGAATGTTCTGAAGCTCTTTGACAAGTTCGCCCTTCGAGCCCTTTTTGATTGTTTGCCTAACGTGCTTATCAGGGATCTCAGACTCTTTGTATAGAGAGTTCGGGATGGCGTAGTGAGTCCACTACTTATCCAGTGTTCCGATCTGCACGTTGGAACTGCAATGCACCACAACGCCTCCACCTATATGAAGGCCTGTGTGTTCCATCGAGTTATCTTTCTTTCTGAACACGCAGCAAACAACATCTGGCATTTCTTCAACCGGGCCTTTGCGGATCCAATTGGCCTCAGTGTTGTATTGGGACGTGGCGCCTTGGCCAGTGATGTCCACACCGACCTGATTCAGCACCCAGCGGGTAAAACCTCTGCAATCAAACATTCTGACTCCCACGCCCCACTTGCAGGACTCGCAGGTCTTGCCATTCAGCGCGGGACACTTTGACTTGATCGTAG